ATATTTATTAGAGTAATTAATATTAAAGGTATAGTCAGTATATGATTATGTATAATTATAACCAACTTAAATATATAGAGATAGTTGTACATATGAGCAATACAATAATAGTAGTTGTTACCGTAGGTATAATGTAATCAAAATTAATTATTAATAACACTCAAAATATACCTAAAAATATGTACATTGTTACCTTACTAATAGTATAAGGGATACGGAAATATTCCTATATCAATTGTCGTAGTAAGATTTAATGTAAGAAAAATAATTAGTTCCTTACACGTGCTGATTGAATTCAGCATTCAGTATATTTTAATAAGAGTATATTGAATGGTGGATTTGTCACCCACTAACCGATTGTATAAAGTGAACTTTTCAATTTGTATTTTCCTTTCTGAATTTTATTTTATAATTTATATTCTTTTCTTTAAGAGCTAGCTGATACATAGAGGTTATTAGTTAGCTCTTTTTTATTTGAATAAACAAATACATAATTAACTATTCTGTTTGCTCAAAAACATATAGAAACGAGTTGAAAACAGTGAATAACTATAAAAGTGAGTACGTAACACATGATGAACATTGTGAGATAGTACAACGTATTCAAGATTTATACCCTGATGAATATTTAACAGCAGTAGAATTTACTCAGCTTTATGAACAAATAGCTGATTTATATATTCATGATGAAATTTAAACTAACTACTAGGCAGGCAATAGCTTACCTAGATACATATATCAATAACATAAGTAATACTTAGTAACGAAAATTAGTAATACTAGGAGAGGTTAACATGAGTACTATTTGTCCTGAGTGTCATAGTGATTACACAGTATTAGATAAAGTACCCGGTTCTGAAAGTTTATATCTATTTATTTGTGATTCATGTGGGCATTATCATGACGTGTATTTTAGCAGTAAGCAAGGTGATACTAATGAATAAGTTTATAGAAATACTAACTTATATCCTTTCAATAATCATTATCTTACTAATAGCAGGAATAGCAATAGGTCTTTCAGTATACGGACTTATTACAGGATGGAGCTTAATATTTAGTATTTAAAACAAACTAGGAGAGAAACCAATGACTAAAACAATGCAGAAATTAGAACAGATTGCTTATTTTGATAGAGGTACACTTATTACAGTAGTAACAGAAGACACACTATATCATGATGCTGAATTTGTAGAATTAAATCACGTAGAAATTAAAGATACGATTCCTAAAAGAATAGTCTATTATTTATTAATTAAATTTGACGATAAATTAATATCAATCCCTGAAAATAAACTAAAAGAAATTAAAATAGAATTATAGGAGAGATAAATAATATGAGTGAATACAATGAGAATGAACTTAACCCTGAATTAGAGGAAATCTTAGACAACGCATTTAATAAATACGTGCAAGATGAATACGAGTATAAAGAATTATGTGCAGAGCTATTTGATAAATCATTAGAAGATAACCCTGAAGCATTAGCTTTAATTAATTCATTTAAATCCTTAGGAGCAACTGAACTAGAAGCTAAGATTAAAACACTTCAGTTAGCGTTGGAGGGTATGTAATGGATAAACAAGAAGCTTATAACAAGATGATAGAAGCACTTACTATTGAACTATATAATGACCAATTAAACTTAGATAACTATGAAATTAAAAAAGGCAATGGAGTATTAACTATTACTACTAGAACAAGTAAAGTACCTGAGCCTTCAAATGATAATAATGATTTTGGTAGCGCAGGAGACTGGAATACAGCTAATGGATGGTATTAATGATAGATAAGACTCCGGAAAGAATAGAAGAGCTTAAACAAGCTATAAATGCCCTTAGAATTGAAGATAGAGAAGTATATGGCTATGAATCAGAATATAAAATAGCTGAGAGTAATACAGGTCTCTATATAGAACTAATACCACAATCAGAAAGACCACATTAAGTTGTGGCTATACATATTAATAATTAGGAGAGATAGTAATGAATGATAAACAAGTAGAACAAATCATTAAGAACCAAGAACTACAGATAGCATTATTATCACGGCTATTAGAATCACAACCTAAATTGAACATAGCAGAGAAAGCTAAACTAAGAGAATACAATAGAGGTATCTAATATGATTATTGATATAAACGGTCAGCAGGTAGAAGTTGAATCAGTAGATATAGAAGTAGACCATATGCCCGAACTATTAATTCCTCTAGGCAAAGATAGAAAGCAAGATGCACTAAAGTTATTAGAAGTATTAGAAGAATAGCAACCCTATTAAGTGGATGAAGTGAACGGTCCATAAGATAGGGATATACATAGCCTGGTGATACAGGCATGTTAATTATACTACCATATAATTATCCTCTCCTAATTGCCCCATACAGAAGTGTGTGGGGTTACATATACATAAGGTACTAATAGGTACCACATATACAGAGCACAGCAATAAGGTACACCTATTACCCATACACATTAACCTTTATCCCTAAGGCTATATCAGTATGACATATAGGTAATACCTAGTAACACATGTAAGTAATACCAAATATGATAAGGAGTTAATACTTAATGATACAAACAAGAATAGTTAATTACGATAGATTAGAACAATCAACATTTGATGAACAGATTAATGAAGTATTAAAACAAATACAAGAAGTAAACAAGTTCATTAAGATAATAGATATTAAAGTAATGAATGAAAAGAGAGTAATGATTTTATATAAAGATATTGATTAGTAGAAAGAAGTGATTACAATTCCTAAGAAGAAATGTAATAAGATAAATTGTAATTCATTAATTGATTTCAGAGAATCATATTGTGATGAACATAAACAATTAAATAAACAATCAGAAAAAGATTATGATTCAATGAGATATGAAAGAGATAAAACATATATTCGATTCTATAATAGTAAAGCATGGAAGCAAGCTAGACACAATGCAATGCTAAGGTACGATTACCTATGTCAGGAATGCTTACGTAATGGCAGATACACTAAAGCAGATGTAGTAGACCATATTACAGAAATTAAGGATGATTGGGATAAGAGATTAGATAAAGATAATCTTGAACCATTATGTCATTATCATCACAACATTAAAACAATCAGAGAGAAAGAGAACCGAAGAAATAAATTCAAGAATTAAATACGGCACTCAAATTAACCTGGCTATGAAAAAGGCACGGGTTATTTTTATAAATGAAATTTTATATAAAATAATTATTTAATTTCTTAAAATTTAAAAAGGGGCTTCACTTTAATGCGCTAAAGTGTTTTGCGGTCTGGATACCGACCCCGAAATCTTCTTCGAGGAAATGTTGATTAATAAAGGTAAAAATGCGTGAAACACTTCACATCTGATAAGAAATAAGTAGAAATACATATACTAATGAAAGGAGGTTTAGGAAGCTTGAGACAATTCACAACTGAAGAGATTCAACAAATAGTAAAAATGTATCATCAAGGCTATTCATTTGGTGAAATAGGGAAACAATTAGGACGCAGAGGGCAAGCAATAGGAAGAAAAGTAAAGAAATTAGGTCTTTCAAGAGAGATAGTAATGATTACTTGTGAATCTTGCGGTGAAGAATTTGAAAAACATTTAAATACTAGTGTAGAACAGAAGTATTGTTCAGAGAATTGTAAACATAGAGCATTGAGAAAGAGAAATCCTAAACCTCCTAAGATAGAGAATTGTAGATACTGTAATAATTCATTTATAAGTAAATATGCTTCTCAATATTGTTCAGATGAATGTAGAAAGTTAGAAGCACAAAGAATTAAAAACAGTAAGAGAAAAATTAGAATTGTTAAATGTAGAGATTGCTCAAATAGGTTTGTTAAAACTAATGCAAAAATACTATGTGGTAAATGTACAAAAGATTTTAACAATATCAGAATGACTAGAGCAAGACAAAACGGACAATTTGATGCAGATATAGATATTTACAAATTAATAGAGCGTGATGGAAAACAGTGTTACCTATGCGGTGATGCTGTTTCTTTTGATTGTCATTACAATTCTCCTAAATATCCGACTATAGAACATGTATTAGCAATTGCTAACGGCGGAACTCATTCTTGGGAGAATGTAAAAGTTGCTTGCAGAGATTGTAACACTCGTAAAGGAACAAAAACATTAAAGGAGGTTATGTAGGTGCCTAGACCTAAGAAACCATTAGACCAACAGAAAACTAGACGTACAACACAGGTACAGGAAGAGTTAAAAGCTACTGAAGAGCAATTACAACAGCTTAAACCACTACAGAAAACACCTCCTGCCTACCTTGATGCTACAGCTAAGAAAGAATATAGACGTATTACAACTTTACTAGAAGAATTACCAATAGCTGATTTGGATTTATCTTTAGTAGTGGCATATTGCCAAACTTATAGTAACTATGTTCAAGCAACTAAGCATTTAAATAAACATGGCTTAGTTACAGAGACTGAAAGAGGTACAAAGTTATCAAGTTACTATACAGCTCAACGTGATTCTACAGATAGACTAATCTCATTATCAAATAAGCTAGGTCTTAACTTAGATTCGAGAATGAGGGTATTAGCTCCTAAGGATAACAAGAAAAAAGATGATGATGTTATGAGTGATTTCTTCGATGACTAACAAAGTAGTAGATAGAACAACAGAATATGCACGCAAAATAATTAATGGAGAAATACTAGCAAGCAAAAAGAACATTCAATCAGCAGAAAGACACATTAAAGATATGAATTTAAAAGTATTCAAGTATCACTTTGATGTAGAGAAAGCTAATAAGGTAATTAACTTTATTGAGAAGCTACCAGTACCTAAAACAATGGAACAGATGGAATTAAAACAATTCCAATGCTATATAATCGGCTCATTATTTGGATGGGTAGATGATTTAGGTAATAGAAGATTCACAAAAGCTTATATCAGTATGAGTAGAAAAAATGGGAAGACACTACTTCTAGCAGGAATTGCATTACATGATTTCTTACTAGGTAAAGAACCTAAGTTTGAAAGAACTATTGGAGTAGTTTCACATACACAGAAACAAGCTACATTAGCTTGGGGTGATGCTCATACTCAATTGAAAGCAATTAGGAAAGTATCTAAGAAAACTAAAGATATGACTAAGATTACACCTAGTATATATGAGTTAACCAATACTAAAGACCGTTCAGTTATTAGAGCATTCTCACGAGAAGCCGATAACCTGGAGGGTGCACAGATATCAACAGGTATTATTGATGAAGCCCACTTACTCAAAGATAACAAAGTATATGAAGGTATCAGACGAGGACAAACATTACTTAAGAACCCTAGTTTGTACTATATAAGTACAGCAGGTGAAGATTTAACTGTTCCGTTCTTTGATGAATACAATTACATTACTAAAATCTTAAATGGTGAAGAAACTAATGAACGTTATTTTGTTTATTGTGCTGAACAGGATTCAGATGACGAGATTCACAAACCTGAAACATGGATTAAATCAAATCCATTAATAGAAGATGATGAAATAGCTGAAATCATTGTAGAAAACCTTAAAGAAGAAGTAGCTGAAGGAATTACTAAGGGTGAATTAAATTCATTACTAGTTAAATCATTCAATCTATGGAGACAAGGTAGCAAAGATACTTACATTCAATTTCAAGATTGGCAAGAAGGCTATACAGATTCTGAATTAGATATTTCAGGTAGAGATGTTTATGTAGGTGTCGATTTAAGTAGAAGTGAAGACTTAACAGCCTTATCTTTTATATTCCCATTAGAAGATAACAACTATTATGTAGATTCACATGTGTTTGTTGGATTCAAGAAGGATATTAAAGAGAAATCCAAACGGGATAAGATTGATTATGAGAGTTTAGTACAAACTGATAAGGCAAGCTTAACAGAAGCTAGTTCAGGCATTATAGACCCTGAGCAAGTAGTAGATTGGTTACAGAACTTCATAGAAGAGAATAACTTAAATCCTAAAGCTATCTGTTATGACGGTTGGGAATCAAGTTACTTTGTAACACGTATGGAAAAAGAGACTGATTATCCACTTGTAGAAGTTCCTCAGAACTACAAACACATGGGACCAGTATTAAAACAATTTAGATTAGATGTATTTGAGGGCAAAATTAAACACGGTAACAATCCTAACTTAAACTTAGCTATTTCAAATGCTATTACTAAAACAGATAACAATAACATGATGATTTTAGATAAACAGAAGAACAGAAATAAGATAGATGCTTTAGTAGCACTTTGTACAGGCTACTCACAAGCTATGAACTACCAATTTGAAGGAAATAGTTTAGAAGATTGGATTCTATCGGAAGATTTCGGATTCTAGGAGGTAAACAATTGAATACATTAAAACTCATAGGAGAGACATTAGCAATTTATCTAGTGCCCCTCCTATTTCTTGTGGGATTAACAGCAATTAACGTAGCTAGTTATATAGGCTTTGGATTAGTCTTAGGTTTATTTGTAACTGGAATAACATTAGTTGTAATTGCTATTATCCTAACAATAGAAAAGAGCAAGGCAATACCACCACAACAATAATAAAAGGGGGTGCATAAAACAAAATGGGAATCTTTTACGAAACAAGAAGTAACAATTACGTAGATGCTCAGCCCAGTGATGCAATATTCTCAGCTTTTCCTGCTCATTCAATTCCTTTGAGTGCATTAGGATATGATGAATACAAAGCATTACGTAATAGTTCAGTGTGGACTGCTGTTAACTTAATATCTCGTGATATTTCTAAGATGGATATTAGAGTTAAACAAAATGGAGTATTTAAAGATGGAGATAGATTAGAATACTTACTTAATAAAAATCCTAATCCATATATGAATGCTTACATGTTCAAATACGCTGTAATGATGAATGCCCTTTTAACAGGTCATGGCTACATCAAGATTGAGAAGAGAGCAGGACAAGTTGCTGAACTATATCACATTAAAACCTCTCAGATTCAGCTTAAAGATGCTGAAGATGGTGGATATTACTACGAGATTAACGTAGGTGACGGTAAAACAATTCAATGTGAGTTTAATGAAATCATTGATATTAAACCTTTTACAATGGACGGAATCAATGCCCTTAAAGTATTAGATGCTTTAGAGGATGATTTAAATACTCAGAAATTCACTAAAGGCTTCTTTAATAAGTTCTTTGCTAATGGAGGACAGAATAGTGGAATCCTGAGAGCTAAGGACACAACGCTTAATAGAGAAGCTAGGGATAAATTACGTGATGAATTTCAGAAATCAAATAGTGGTTCTGATAATGCAGGTAAGGTACTTGTATTAGATAGTTCATTAGAATATGAACAATTAGAAATACAAAGTGATTTACTAGATGTAATTACTAAGAACAAGGCTCCTGATGTGGCTATAGCTAAAGCTCTAAATATTCCACTTTCTAAATTTGCCTTAGAACAACCAAATACAAGTTTGAAAGATAGTAACGCAGATTACTTAAACAGTTGTTTGCATGGTTACATCAAAACTTGGGAATCAGAGCTTAACTTTAAATTAATAAGTGATAAAGAGAAGTATTCAAAAGAGTTTGCTTTTGACACTAGTGCTTTCCGTAAGATTGATTGGGAAGGTTACAAAGAATCACTTAGAGCTGATTTAGAAAAAGGAGCTATCACTCATGATGAGTATAGAAAAGAGATAGGACTTGAACCATATCCTGATGGTATCGGTGAAGTACCTAGATTTGACCTTAACCACGTATCAGCAACAATTGCAGATGATTATAGTATGCGTAAGATAACTACTAACAATCAAGCAACAGAAGCAATTGGTACTAACGTGAAAGGTGGTGAGAACACTAATGAGCAATAGAGAAATTAGAGCTATGGAAACTATTAAAGCTGTAGATGATGAACAGATGATAGTTGAAGGCTATGCTTTACGTTTCAATACATTATCTAATGATTTAGGTGGATTTGTTGAGACAATCTTACCTGAAGCTTTGAAAGAAGCAGACCTTTCAGACGTAAGATGTTACTTCGACCATGATACTAGTAAAGTATTAGGAAGAACAACATCAGAAACTTTAGAGCTTAATGTAGATGATGAAGGATTATATTTCCGTTGTCAGTTACCTAATACAACGTATGCTAAAGATGTATATGAATCAATTAGACGTGGGGATATTAATCAATGTTCATTTGGATTTATCCTAGATGAAGATGGAGATTCATTTGAAAAACGTGATTCAGATGGTTTATTCAAACGTACTATTAGAAAAATCAAATCTCTTTGGGATGTGAGCATAGTTAGCCTACCTGCTTACAATGATACGGATGTAGCTCCTGCTTTAAGAAGTATTGAAGCTATCAAAGAATCAGAGCAAGAAGAATTACGTAAAGCACAACAAGAAGAACAAAGAAAACTAGATTTAGCTAAGGCACAGATAGAACTATTAAAACTAAAATAGGTCTATTTTTTTATGTCTAAACATAAGTAATATCAAATATTAAAAATAATTAATACTAGTTATTAAATGGAGGTAACACCTTAATGGAAACTAAAAATTTAAGAGAATTAAGCTCACTACGTGCTGAGCAAGTAGAACAAGCAGAGAAAGCTGTAGAAGCAGGCAAACCTGAAGAAGCTCAAGATGCTTTGGAAGAAATTAAAAAGCTTGATGAAAGAATCACAGCAGTTGAAAAAGAAATTAAAGAATTAACAGATAAAGAAAAAGGTTCAAAAGATGAAGCATCTAAAGAAGAACCAGTTAAACAAGAAGGAGAACAACGTTCAATGAATCAATTCAAACCATCAGTAAAACAAGAAACAGAATCTAAAGAGGTTCGTGGATTTATGGAGTTCTTACGCTCTAAAGGTGAAGTACGTGAAAACGTAGTATCTGAAGGCGTAGATGTAATTATTCCTAAAGATATCGTAACTCAACCAGTAGAATTACCTGAAACAGTTACAGACTTAAAAGCTTACACAAATGTAGTTAAAGTACCAACAGCTCAAGGTAGCTACCCTATTTTAGAATCTCCTGATACTGTAATGCATTCAGTTGAAGAGCTTGCTAAAAACCCTGAGTTAAATGCACCAAAATTCAAAGGCGTAGACTACAAAGTTTTAACTTATCGTGGTCAAGTACCAGTGTCTAATGAAGCATTACAAGACAGTACACCTGATTTAGCAAACTTAGTAGCTCAAAACAATGCTCGTATTGCTTTGAATACTAATAACAAATTAATTGCTGATGTTATGAAAACATTCACAGCTAAAGAAGTAGATGGCACAGACGGTATTAAAGATATCTTAAACGTAGATATTGACCCTGCATACAATGTAACAGTTGTAGCAACACAATCATTCTTCAATATCTTAGATAAATTGAAAGATGGTAACGGTCAATACATTTTACAACAAGATATTACTTCACCATCAGGAAAATCATTATTTGGTCGTAAAGTAGAAGTTATCTCAGATAAATTATTAGGTAATCCAGGAGAAGCTCATGCTTTCGTTGGTGATGTATCTCAAGCAGTTATGTTTGCAGACCGTGCTCAAGCATCAGTACGTTGGGTACAAAATGATATTTATGGTGAAATCTTAGCTATCTCTCAACGTGTAGACGTTGTTAAAGCTAATGATTCAGCAGGCTTCTTTGTAACATACTCAGCACCTGCTGAATCAACTGACGGTGCAGGAGCATAATCAACTAGAAAGGGTGAATTAGCAAATGGATTTAAAAGCCCTTAAGCTTCATATGCGTGTAACTCACAATATGGAGGATACTCTTATAGAAATGTATCAAGAATGGGCTGAATCAGAAATTAAAGATTCAGTCTATCCTGATGATGCAACTAGAAATGAAGAGTTCTTTAAAGATAATAAGATTTTTGATAGAGCTGTGTTTTTACTCACAGCTTTTTATTATGAATCACGTTATGCATATACAGACGTAGAATATAAAGCTATGCCCGTTGGTGTAATGAACTCTATTCAAAAGTTAAGGGGTGCATACCCTTATGAGAGCTAACGCAATGAAAGATTATATCAAATTTCAAGAAGTAACAAACAATAGCCCATATCCTGGCATGGGTGGTAAAGAAGTAATTTATGAATCCTGGTGTGAAGTATATGAACCTTCTACTAAGGATATTCAATTATCTTCACTAGAAACAGAATCAACAAATGTAACGGTTGTTATTAGAAATGTATTCCCTGAATTTGTTCCTGAAGTAAGTAATACATTTGTTATTACTACAGGAATGTATCAAGGGACAGAATTTAATATTAAAAACGTTGCTCCAAAAGAGCAAAACACTTTGAAAATAGTGGGGTCTAAACTATGGGAATAGAAGTTCATGGATTAGACGATATAGAAAAAGCTTTAGATAAAAGGTATAGCAAACAAGCACTGAACAACGCACAGGAACGAGCTTTAAAAGCAGGCGGGCACATGTTGCGTAACAAAGTAGCCGGTTCATTATACGGTGTGAGAGATACAGGTGAATTAGCTATAGGTACAGACTTACGAGACCCTAAAAGGGTTGGTAATGAGTTTATAGCTAACTTGTATTGGCGTGGAGACCATAAGTCTCTAGCTTACATTAATGAACACGGACACTATGACCGTTCAGGAAAGTTTGTAAGACCTAAAGGGGCAGATAAAGTTAGTACAACTCTTAAATTAAACTCAGATTTATATTACGCACTTCTTAAAAGAGAGCTAGATAAATAATGAAAGATTTAATGTTAGAAATATATGAAGCTTTCTCTAATGACCCAGTAATCTCAAAACATCTAAAGCAAGACAGTATTAAATTTTTTGATTACCCAAATGCTAATGACATTAAGAACAATGTAATGGTAATTGATGAAGTAATCAGTCCCAGTTTTCAAGGATATGCAGATAACCAACCGTTAACTTATGAATATGTATTCCAGGTAGACATATTCAGTAAACAGAATAGTAATAACGTAAATGCCTCTCTAGTTGCTAGAGAGGTTATTTTGCGTGTTTCAAGAATTATGTGGCAACAGTTCGAGTTTGCAGAGTTTAACTCAATGCAACCGGAATTTATCAAAGATTACAACCTATACCGACAATCTAAGCAGTTTAGAGGTCGGAAATATATTAACGAAATGGAGCAATAATAATTATGGCTAAAAAAATGACAAGTTCTTTCACAGGTTTAGATTACTTTCACTATAAAATTTTAAATGAAGATGCAGGAGTAAAAACACCTCAACGTATCGAAGGACTACAAGAAATAACGATTAGTAAGGACCAGGAAGTTATAAAGGCACATGGAGACAATCGTACTATGGAAACAGCAGTATCAAATGGAGATGTGGAACTAGAATCAGGTTTCCATACATTAGATTTACAAACTAAAGCAGATTTATTTGGTTTAGAATCACAAGATGGAATTTATGCAGTAGGTAACGATACACCAAATGACGTAGCTTGTATCTTAGTTCGTACTAATGCTGTTGGTCGTGAAATCGTTGGATTACTCTCAGGAAAATTTGTGTTTTCAGAAATTGAGGGAGAAACGCAAAGTGACGATATCGAATTCTCAAGTCAATCTACTACTGGTACATTCATTCCAGTAGATATTGAAGGTTATGACCAACCTAAAGCTATGTTAATGGGCTTTGACAAAAAAGGTGAAACAACAGCACTTTACTCAATTTGGAAAAAAGTATTTGGTGAAGCTCATCCTGAAGATGGCTCATCAGTAACTGAACCAGTAGAAGAAAACACAGGAGCGTAATGCCTATGGCTACAAAAAAAGATAAATATGAAGTTATCAAGTATTTCACAGATTTACAAGATAATAATAAAGCTTATGAGGTTGGGGATAGATTCCCTAAACCTTATAACAAGAAAATTAGTGCTGAACGTTTAGATGAGCTTTCAGGTTCAGATAATAAACAAGGCACACCATTAATCAAAAAAGTAGAACAAGAAGACAAGTAAGACATTAGAGGGCTGTTCATTCAGTCCTCTTTTTATTATTCAAATTTAAACCAATTAAACTAAAAACTATTATAGAAAGAGGTATTTATACCATGGCTAAAAAACAAATGAAGATTGAATTAGTAACAGATGTAAAAGATAACGGAGAATTAGTAAAAGAAACATTTAATGCACCAAACTTTATCCCATTCAGTAAATTAATTGAAGTAACTAAGAAATTAGAAGGCTTAGAAGATAAATCTGAAATGGAAGCAATGGAAGAAACTTTTGGAGCAGTAGTAGAACTTTATAATCATCAATTCACAGTACAACAATTAATGGATGGTTTAGATTCACGTGAAGCAGTAGCAGTAATTCAAGAAAACATTGAATACCTATCTACAGGTACAACTGAGAAAGCAAAACAAGCAGAAAACAAAGCAAACTTACAAGCAGTAACAAAATAATAGGAGGTTGCAGGAATGAAAAATAATACTATTGAGCTAGCAATAGAATTTAATTCTGAAGGGCTTCCTACTAGATATAATACTTTTGTTACTCGACCTAATGATATTACATTCGGATTAGTTTATGAATGTGTTTCATTCCTCTCCTCTTTAAAAGATAACCCCAATACAGAAGAACTTCAAAACATGATTGATTTAGTTGTAAGAATCTACGGGAACCAATTCAATAGGCTAATGCTTATTGATGGTCTCGAATCTTACAAAGCAACAGCAATAATATTCAATCAAATCCTTTTTGTTGCTACAGGTAAGAACATTGATGAAGAACTTGAAGTAGAAGAAGCTAAGAGTTCTAAAGTTAGCAGTTGGGACGACCACAAAAATAATTTAAAAGCACAATATCAGAACATGGTAAAAGAGCAAGGTAGTAACCCAAAAGATATTTTGGAACTACCTTTTTATTTTGTCTTTGATGACCTCAATAAAGGAAAAGCTAAAGTTAAATCTGTGAATCATAAGGATTCAATGCTAGATGCTTTCGGTGCCTTGGGATAGTTGAAAGGGGTGAATTCAAACATGGAATACAATAGCATGATTGATGCTTTTGAACATGCTCCTATTAACTACCGTTGTGATTCTATGTTGGTTGCTTTCTCAATCAACTAATAAATAAAAACAATAAAGGGCAGGTGAGAGCATGGCAGAAGATATACGTTCAATGCGTGTCGAGCTTAGTATGCAAGACATGGGAGTGGCTAGAACCTTAGGACAGGTTAAGCAATCCTTTAGAACATTGAGAACTGAATTGACTAACTCTACTAAGATGTTTAACTACAGTGAGAAGAACTTAGATTCATATAAGACACGTGTAGAAGAGTTAGACAAGATTCATAAAGCATCACAAAAGAACTTATCAGAATTAAAAAGAAGATATCACGAGGTAGGAGAAGCCGAAGGTTACGCAAGTACTAAAGCTTTAAACCTACAAAAATCTATATCAGAGCAAGAAAAAGAATTACATTTCTTATCAAGAGATTTAGATAATGCCACTACTAAACTTAAAGAGTTTGAAAAAGCTCAAGCTATAGATAGTTCAGGATTTACTAAAGTAGGTAAACAATTTACTGGAATAAGTAAATCACTTGATACAGTTTCACAAAAAACTGGAACTGTGGGGCAATCATTAACAAATAGTATTACTAAACCGGCATTGATAGCAGGTACAGCCGTTGGTGGTATCATGGCTAAATTTGGTTGGGATAGATTAATGGACTTTGATAGTGCTAAGGCTAAATTAGAGGGTTTAGGCTACAGTACTAAAGAAGTTGGCTCTATAACAGACCAGGTTTCTAAAGCTGTACAGGGCGGTATGACGACCCTTGCAGAGGGTACCGATATCGCAAGTGGAGCACTAGCCGCCGGAGTTAAAGAAGGTAAAGAATTACAAAAGTATATTAAATTAGTTGGTGATGCTTCTGTAGGAGCAAATAGACCAGTTGCTGATATGGCAATGATATTTAACCGTGTTCAAGGTCAAGGGAAGTTAATGACTGAAGAGTTAAACATGGTAGAAGAAGGAATGCCGGGATTCAGTAATGCTATGGCTAAACACTTAGGAGTATCTTATGATGCTTTCCGTGAAATGGTTACTAATGGAGAAGTAAGTTCTAAAGACTTCTTAACAGTAATGGATGATTTTGCGGGTGGAATGGCAGGAGCTTACAGTAAATCATGGCGTGGAATGTTAGCAAATACTAAAGCCTATATTGGTCAGCTTGGTGAAAGTTTACTAGGTGGAGTATTTGAACAATCTAAAGATTCACTAGCTGAGTTCATGGTAGTACTACAATCTGATTCAGCTAAGAAATGGGCTCAAGAAACAGGACAGGCAATAGGTCAAGCCTTTGCAACAATCATTGGTGCAGTTAAAGGCATGATAGCTTGGTGGACTAGCTTAGATGGAACTACTCAAAAAGTATTGGGTGGAATCATTAAATGGGTTGGTTTAACAGCAATTGCTATTGGTCCTATGTTATTAGCAATAAGTAAAATAGCCGGGGTAATGTCCGCCATGTTTGGACCTCTAGGAACTTTACTAGGTTTAATGGGTAAAGTTTCGGGTGCAATGAAACTTGGTGCTACATTCACATCAGCATTTGCTTCAGTATTCCCTAAATTAAGTTTAGTGCTTGGTGCTTTAACTGGTCCAGTCGGATTAACAGTATTAGCTATAACAGCAATAGGTACAGCACTTGTAATAGCTTATAAAAAATCTGAGACATTTAGAAACGTAGTAAATGGTGCAGTATCAGGCATAGTTACAGCCTTCAAATGGTTGTGGTCTGGCATCATGACAGTACTAACTCCGATAGGTCAAGCCTTTGCTTCTTTCGGAAGACAAATAGCTAAAACGTTTGGGCAATTTTGGGCTGAAAACGGTCCTCAATTCATGCAAGCACTAGGAAATATTAAAACTGGATTCATGGTTATGTGGCAGGTAATCAAACCTATCATAATGGGAATCGGTGCAATATTTAAATCTGTGTTTGGTGCAATCGTTGCTACAGTGCAATTTTTCATGCCGGTAATTCAAGGTATTTTCTCTGTTGGTTGGGCTTTAGTCAAATATATAATTGTCTCAACTTGGCAGGCTATCAAGGGCGTAATTTCAGGAGCTCTAAATGTAATCATGGGAATTGTGAAGGTCTTCATAGGCTTATTCACTGGTGATTTCGGAAAAATGTGGGAAGGCGTAAAACAAATATTTGTAGGAGCTTTCCAATTCATTTGGAACTTAGTTCAACTTTGGTTTGTCGGTAAAATATTTGGCATATTCAAGCTAGGACTTGGATTAATCAAATCCGTAGTATCAGGTTCACTAGGTTCTGTAAGAGGAACATTCTCCTCTATACTTGGTTCTATTTGGGGCATAGTGAAGAAAATCTTCGGATGGATTGCTAGCTTCATGCGTAATATTTTCGGTAGCATTTGGAAATTTACTAAGGCTGTTTGGTCGAACATCAAACTAGCAGTAACTAATCCAGTAGCTTTAATCCGTAAAATAGTACCTCAAACTTTCCGAGTAATGTCCGGTATAATCAGAACAATTTTCTCAAGTTTGAAAAATGCAGTATCTGTAATTTTCCGAACTATGAAAACTGTAGTCGTTAATATTGCTAAAGCTTTATCTAACTTGCTACGTGGTAACTTCTCAGGAATGAGAAAGAACCTACAAAATATTACTAGTGCTTTAAAGAACGCAGTAATCAAATTATGGCGGATTTTAAAGAACACAGTAGTAAGTGTAGCTAAACAACTTTGGTCAGGAATCAAAGGAATTTTCAAAAATCTATTTAATACAGCTAAGAATATTACACAGAATTTGAAAAATTCGGTAGTAGATAAGTGGAGAGGCTTGAAGAAATCCGTTGTTAATTTAGCTACTGGAGCTAAAGACGGTGTAGTTAAAGGCTTCAAAGCAATGTACAACAAAGGCGTAGAATGGCTAGATAAACTAAAAGGATTTATCAAGAATGCTAAAGACGGCTTTAAGAAAGTTGCTACTAGCCTAGGTAAATCTGTGGCTAATGGAGCTATCTCAGGCTTGAATGCCATGATAGACGGAATCAATACACTTTCAGATAAGATTATGAACAAAAAACTTATCAAGAAAAAGATTCCTAAACTTTCTACAGGTACAGGAGCTAATCCTGGAGTAAGTACTGATTCACAAGGTAGATTAACTAAATCTACTAAAGCAGTAGTAAATGATAAAGGTATAGGCAACGGTAGAGGTTCATCAGGACACAGGGAACTTATTCACCGTAGAAATGGCAAGATTGAAAAACCTATTGGACGTAATAAGAAAGTCAGCCTTAAGCGTGGTGACGCAGTTTATAATGGTGCTCAATCTAAAGCATTAATGCCACACCTATCTACTGGTACTATCGGTAAAGATATGCTCAAGAAAACTAAGAAACATCATAAACATGATGAAGTTTATGGTGATGTAGCACCTACATTCTCTGGCGGAGGTGGAGGAAATCCTATCACAGCAATAGCTGATGGAGCTAAGGGAGCTTGGGACTGGACTACAGCAAAAGCTAAACAAGCTAAGGATTCCTTCGGTAAAGCAATTGGGGATGTAATGGACTACGCAACTAATCCTATGAAATTAATTAACAAGATGCTAAAACATTTTGGAGTTAATTTTGATGGTGTTGGTGGGGCTATGGGTGGAACAATCTCATGGGCTTACGATAGCTTGAAAAAAGGATTAAAAGACTTAGTAACAGGTTGGTTTGATGATGGAGATGGAGACGGTGGATATATAGACCTCTCTAAAGGAATTAACTTCCCATTCAGTCCAAACGGTAGAGCACCTGGTTATCCATTCCCTTATCCTCATATGGGTATTGATTTAAACTACGTTTACGACAAACTTTATTCAGTTGCATCAGGTTTAGCTACGGCTAAAACTACAGCCGGTGGGTTTGGTAAACACGTTTCAATTAAGGGTGGAGCAATGGAATACATTTACGGACACATGAGTAAACACGCTTTCAGTGGAAGTAAGAAAGTTAAACCTGGAGATTACTTAGGTGTATCAGGTAACACAGGTATGAGTTCCGGACCTCACTTACACTTTGAAGTTAGGAAAAATGGTAAAGCAATTGACCCGTTGAAATGGCTTAAAGAAAATGACGGTGGCGGAGGTAAATCCGGTAAATGGAGTGGAGACGTTAAAAAAGCTCTTAAAATTGCAGGATTACCTACATCAGCATCTTACGTTAATGCTTGGAAGAAACAAATCCAAACAGAATCAGGCGGAAATCCTAAAGCCCTAGGTGGTACCGATGGATTAGCCGATGGTCGTGCAAAAGGTTTAGTACAAGTTAAGCCTGGTACGTTCAACGCTTATAAAGCACCTGGTCACGGTAATATTTGGAATGGATTAGATAACCTTATCGCAGGTATGAGATACGCTAAAGCACGTTACGGTGCTAAAGGTATGTTATCAGCTATCGGTAAAGGTCATGGTTACGCTACAGGTGGAGTTATTAATACTAATGGTATGTATAACTTATCTGAAGAAGGTCACCACGGTGAAGTTGTAGTTCCTCTTAATCCTGCTCGTAGTTCTGATGCTATGAAACTTATGGCATACGCTCAGAGCAAGATTAACGGTAAAACTAATAACAAACGACCTAACCAAATTCCTAATAAATATTCTAATACTTCAAGTAATAACAACAATACTGAAGTTCAGTTAATGCAACAACAGTTACAAGCAACTCAAGAACAAAACAACTTGTTAATGCAACTATTAGGAGTAACTAAGAACATTGAAGGACAGCCTAAAGGGTTTATTGAGAAGGATGTTTCTCAAGCTCAAGGTGAGAGGGCACGTATGAATAGATTCAATTTAGGTATGTAAAAAGACGGAGGTTTTAAACATTGGAAAAAACAGTAAGAATGTTTAATGATAACTTTGAAACTGTTTTAACTGATATTAATGGTTTAAAGTTTCTTGATTATGAAGAAGAAGGCGTAGAGGTAAAAGCCAATACGCTTGAAGTTAAAGGTAAGGATGGAGTTCTCATAGGAGAATCTTCATTCGGACCCTTTAATCTCATTCTCAGATTTTTCTATACTGGTTCAGATAGACAAGATTATAACTTATTAAAACAAAGACTCAGAGGGCTCCTTTTCAGAAGGGAGCCTTTTTATATTGTACATTCAGATATGCCTGGTAAGAAGTACGCTTGTTATTGTAATGAAAATTCTATTACAGATATAGGTACACGTTACGGGGAATTTACAATTAGTTTTGTTGTATATAAAGGTTTCTCTGAATCATTAAAAGATACTTTAGATGTTAATTTTCTATCAGATAATTGGCAGTTTGAAAGTGGATTAATCACTGATAGAGATATTAGTTACAAACATAATGATAAAAGATTTTCGATATGGAACGGTAGTTATGACACTATCGACCCATTGAATCATAAATTAAATATAAGAATAAAAGGTAATGCTCCAAACGGATTTAAAATGACTAACCATATGACAGGTGAAACATTTGAATACACAGGGGAACTAAAAGGTTATCAAACATTAACTTTATATGGAGTTCATCCAGTAATAGGTGAAAGCAGAGTAGGAGTAAACACTAATCATGAATGGATTACTTTAGTTCCTGGAATGAACAACATTGAGATAGATGGCAACGGTATGAGCAATGTATCAGCAGAATTTGAATTTAACTTCATATATAGATAAAGGAGGGATAGTGTGAAAGAATTAATCATTGAAAACAAAGCAGGAAACTATGCTGAAGTGTTCACAGACTATGACCCTGAAACCTTCTCCTATGAATATGAAATAAATAATGAAAGAAGTATAAACCTCACAGCTTACAAGGCAGTAGGTAATGAAGATATCTTTGACATGCTCACGAATGAAAATTACATCATCTATGAGGGGCAATATTTTGTTATTAAATCTAGTGCTATCAAATACGATACGCAAGTAATTACTAATGAACTGATTTGTAAACACATCTTCATGGAATTTCAGAATCATTATATTGATAAAGATATAGAGAATGAAGAACTCAATACAGGAGATACAGAAGCACCAATTCCTAACTACACAATCCAACAATATTTAGAGTTTGCCTTTAAGAATAACCCACTAGGATTCACTTATGAAATCATTGGAGATACTAACAGACGTGCCCCAGTAGAGGAGCTAGGTGGAAACAATGGAATAGAATTTATTGTAGCAGGAGCTGAATATTTTAATTATATTTACTTTGCTGATAACAAACATATTTATTTCTATCAACCTCAGTCATTCTATCAGAGAGCTGAAACTCCAATTATATACAGAGGTAATTCAGATGAACTAACAGCTACTATAGTTACTACAGACTTGAAAACAATAGGTTTAGGTTATGGCAAGAAGAAAACTGTTAAAGAAACTAAGAACTATACACCAATTAAACCTAAAGATTTAAAATACTCAGGTAAATTTACTAAGGAGAGTATTTGGAATACTACTGAAGTAGGTGCTAGTTATACTAAAACATTTAACTGTAAGTGGGGAAATGAAACTCTTACATGGACTCGTAAAAGAGGTCCTAAAGGTGGAAAAGTCGATATTTATCTAGATGGAGTTAAATTAGATTCATTTAACACATATAGTAAAACTTCTAAAACAGATTCATTAGTTATAGCTAAGAATCTTGAACAGGGTGAGCATACTTTTAAAGCAGTATTCAGAGGAGCTCAATCAGGTGTAGATTACAAGAAGAAACCTGCTCAGATGATGATAGGTACAGAGAAAACTACAATATTAAACCTTACAGCAGTTTTAAAAGGTCCTGATGTTTACTATGCAACAACAACTTATAAGAGCCCTAACTATGAAGCATTTGGTCATATTCAAGCTCCTACAGTCTTCTCAGACACAGCTACTACTAAAGCTCAAGTAGAAGAACAAATTAAGGAAGCTTTAAATGATGAACCAACTGTAGAACTATCTACTAACTATTTAGGTAGTTCAGACGATAGACATTATATAACTGAGGATGATATTAAGGAGAATAGCTTAGTTAGATTCATTCATAAACCACTAGGATTCAACACTGATTTGAAAATAGTGAAATTCACTAAATATCACCCTAAAGCTCAGAAACCAAGTGAAGTTGAGTTTAGTAATTCTAAACAAGATATAGTATCAATCCAAAACCAAATAAACTTAAGAATTAAAAGAGCTACTAGTACGATAGCCAACGGAAATTGGAATGTAAATAACAACATACACCAAGAATTTTATAGTGACGTAATGGGGAGTGTGCTAACAGATGGCTGAAGTTAATGCAAGACAACTACTAGACTCAGAGGGACAGGTATACTTTCCATTTACTCATGTAACTTGTGTAGAAGGTATTCCTGAAGATATAGCTGATTTTGATATAGGGACAGTGCAACAAGATGTGGATGATATTCAATCACAGATTAATAATTTACAAAGCTTAGTAAATAGCATGGTTACTGATACAGGTTGGATAAATATTCCATTATCTTCAGGGATTGAAGCATACAGTTCTGCTCAAGTACCACAAGCAAGATTAGTAACTGTAAAAGGTATTAACTTCTTAACGATTAGAGGTTCTGTAAAAGGGGTTACAGCAAGACAAGATGTAACAGCAGGAACATTAAGCTCTACATTCTCTTCTAAGATTACCTCAGCACTTTCTTTTATACAGAATACCTCAGTTGTAAGTGGAGAGCCTAATTATTCAAGAATAAGAATTAATACAAATGGAACAATTGTTATTGAAAGAACTTCAATTGCTTCACCTACATCAGGTCAATGGTACCCATTAGATTGTACATTTATGATTTAAAAAAGAATAGGAGAAATGATAAATGCTAAAACTTAAAAAAAGCCTAGAATCAACACTAGGACAAGATTTTAGACAAAGTTTGCACACTAACTTTTTACGAACAGAAGATTTTGTTAATAACTTTGCAGAACAATTTAGATATCACAAAGAAGAAGAACTAAATGCTCATGGTTCTAAACAGATATCTGATGAGAGATTTAAAACAGTAGAGCGTGGATTAAATGTAATTAATAGTAGATATAACAATTTAATTCTAAGTAAAGGTAAGAACAGCTTACAAGAAGTTAAAGATGCACGAGTAGATAGTGAAGGAACAGCACATGCTACTTTGTTTGATAGATTGCAATCAGACAGCATTAAATCTGAACTCAATAAAGATGAAGTAATGACATCTGTAGAAGATGCAAAAGAACAAGTATTAGCGCAAGAATTTGCTTTTGATATACCTAATCAATCATGGCAATATCTAACTCACATGAGCCCATTTACTAACTCAGTAATGCAGTCATTTTGGGTTGATAATAAATCAGGATTAATTTATATGACTAATGCTTATGGAAGTAATTATAAATTAACTAAAATGAAAGCCAATGGTCAATTACTATCTCAAATGGAAATTGATGGTGGAGGTCACGGAACACATTTAGCTTACCTACATGATGATGTAAATGAAAAACTTTGGTTATACACTCATATAAAAAGACCTGATGGATTCAATGCTTTAGTTCGATTCACTTATAAACCAAATGAGATTATCACGTATGGAGATTATGATATGGAAGAAGTTTACACAGGACATCCTGAAAGACCGTATATTACTCCAATCATAAATGAACACGAAGGATTAATGTTGTACCGTATTGAATATCCTAAATCTGAGTGGGACGTTAGAGGTGCAAGAAATTATGTAGAAATTAGAACATTAGAAGACATTGAGAATAAAGTAGATAGAGTTTTATATAGAATGGATATTCCGATGAGATTGACAAGTGGCACTCAACCAATGCAAGGGGTAACTTTTGACGATGGAAAGTTATACTGGTACACAGGGGATAGTGACCCAAATGTTCCTAATCTTGTTACTGTATTTGACTTAAAAACTAAAAAACAACTATATCAAAAACAAGCAGATATAGGTGGGCTTGGTAAAAATGGACCTGAAGCAAACTTTGCTGAAGCTGAAGGTATGCAAATGTATTACGATAGAGAAACAGGTAAGAAAGCCTTATTAATCGGTGTTACTACAGGTGGAGCTAACTATCGTTCACATGAGATTCATGGGATATTTATGCGTGATGTATATGAAAAATTACGTTCACAAAGTACGCCAGTATTAATGACTGATTCAGGAGGAAAAGTTAAGACTTATCCTTTAGATACTTTTACTAAAATAGCTGATGTTACGGAACCAGGTCATTACTATATGACTACAGCAACGACAATGCAATTAACTGACTTCCCTTTACCACAAGAAATGAGAGATGCAGGTTTCTTCTTAGAAGTGTCAGCACCTAACGTAGCAGGAGATGTTAAACAAACATTAACTAGAAACAGTTATGCACGTGACTTAATGATATTCCAACGTATGGTATCTATTTATAAACTAGGAGGAGCAAAAGAATCTTATACAAATTGGAATCATGTTAAATCTAATAGTATAGACGGTCCTGCTGAAGCCATACCTACACACTTAACTAATATGAATCAATTAGGAATTATAACTAATAAACGTTGGTATTGTGATACTGCTAGAAGTAGTCAAATTAAAGACCACCCAAACCCAGGCGTAGCAGGGTGGACTGTGGACGTAGAAAGTGTTACATCAGGTGCATTTAAAGTTGTTCTTACACGTGTAACTTCAGGGGCTTCTATACAGAAATATGAAGCATACTTTAGCACAAGTAAAAATGAAAGAACTTCTCCTTGGACCTTGTTCCAGGGTGAAAAAGCGTAAAATTAATAGGAGGCTTTTATACTATGCCAATGAGTAAAATAAAAGATATAAAACTAGAAACCACGGCTGATTATCAAAGTATATCAGGTTTGAATGTTCAGTTTTGGAATCAAGATAAAGGGACAGCAGTGTTACAATTCAATATTACTAGAAATAACTATCCTTTGGGATTAAGTGAAGAGAACGTAAAAGTTTTCATAGCACTTGAATCAGGGGATAGTTTTTTAGTGGATGATAACTTAGATTATGTAGATGAATTAAATGGGGTCGTGGCATACACGATTCCTGATAACTTTATGAGAGTAGCTTCAAAAGTAACAGGTCAGGTATATGTAACTACATTGGATGAAGAAGAGGTAGTTATTCAAAGACAATTTACCTTCAATGTAGCTAATGATTTAATTGCTGATTTACCTGCTGAAGATAAGATTAGAGAAATTAAATACTTCTCTGATATGAGAGCAGAAGTAGCTCAGATGATGGAGAAATTAAATAATGATTTTGCCAACATGAATGACTACGTTACTCAAGTAGAACAAACAACTCAAGACGGTATTACAGCATTAACTAACTTAATCAACACTAAACAAGATGCTTACAATGCTAATCACACAGCTAAAATGAAAGAATTAAATGATAAAGGTACTGAGTATTCTACTAAGTTTGATGATGATAAAGTTTATATGGATGATAAGTTCCAAGCTTTTCAAGAATCAGTAAATGGTAGTGGGTTGATTACGACAGGTCAAAGTAAAGATTGGCAAAAGTACAAATTAACTGACGATGATGGAACATATCCTAATGTGAGTTTGAATAATGATTTATCTAAATTACAAGCACTTCCTCCAGGTTTCTACTATGGGCTAGGAACTCCTATAACTATAAGTGGAGTAAGTACAAGTGGTTTTATTGAAGTGTCAGTCAAACCACCTGGAACAGTAAAACACATAGTATACAGACCATATAATGTAAACAAAGAATTTGTAATGAGATATTACAACGAGTGGAGTGGTTGGGAGAACAAAATTGACGGTCTAGAGAAAACTATAGATGCCCAAAATAAAGCCAACACAGCAGAATCCAACGCTAAAACTTATACAGATAGTAAAGTGGGAGAGTTACACAAAATATTATTCAATGGAACAGTTAACAATGTAGGAAGTAAGGTTAACTTACTAGGGAGTTTATATGATTACAATATGATTGTTATTTCAGGGGAAGCTCCAGGAGGAGTTTTTAATGAGGCAGTTCTTCCTGCTACTATTAAATCTAATATTATGATTCAAAGATTAAACTTACGTGATTCAGATGGTACTTTCCTAGGGATATATGAACTTAAACTAGAAGTAATAGATGGAACTACTTTAACAATTGCTAATGATGTTTCTTGGGATAACGTTAGTGAATCGGGTTCAGGACCAAATAGAAATGCATTTACTATACAACGTATTGAAGGGTGGAAATAATAATGCAAATATTAGTGGATAACAATAATATTATTACAGCCTTTGCTACTGTAGGTGGATTTGATGGAGGAATAGAGATAGATGATTCTACCCTTCCTGATACTTTTATACCTGAATTTAAGAACGGTAAGTTTAAATATGAAAATGGTAACGTAGTTTACAATCGTGAATACACTGAACCAGTTAAAGAGGTAGAACCACCAACTAACAATGAAGCAATGCAACAAGAAGTAGATTCTTTACGTAAACAAGTAGAAGATTTATCAGCATTAATTCAACAATTGTTAAATAAAGAGTAACAACAAGCTCCCTTAATTGGGAGCTTTTTATTTTGTAGATAGGAGGTTAAGAAACAAATGCGTATATATGAATTGTTAGCTAACCTTTTAATAATTTTGCTAAGTGCTTTTGGAGTTATGAGGGGCTTAGAATTTATAGTTCGTGGTGAAAATTCAATGCAAAATGCATCAGAAATTTATATTAAGTTAAGTCAATATGCTGATATTCAGGCTATAGGATGGTTCTTATTAACTGCATCAATTGTTCTGTTGTGTTCAGTTTTCATTAAAGGTAGAACTTCCTACGTATTGTTAATTATAGGTGGATTATGTGCAGGTTCTGTACATCTCTTTTACGGAATGGTTGCTACTGATACAGCTAGGGTTATTGCCACATACTACACTACTTTAACTCTTGGTTTATACCAATACATTTTAGCAGGCATAGGAGTTATTTCTTTATGGAAAATAAAGCAGAACAAGGATACCTAAATGACCGTATAAACGGATTAGAAAAAAGAATAGGAACCGTAGATAGAAAAGTAGATGACCTTGAGGACAAAGTAGACGATATCAAGGATAAAAATGATGAGAGACATGTAGAAATGGTTAGACTTACTACAGAACTAAAAGGTTCAAGTAAAGCTACAGAAGACAACACTAACAGAATGGCTAACAGTATTGAGGGTTTAGTAGATGAGTTAAAGCAATCTAATTCAAGAACTGATGATAGATTTAATGAAGTTAATGCTGAGGTTAGAGAAGTCAAAGATAAATTAGAGGGTAAGCAATTTGATAAGACATTAAAACTTGAAGAGAAGAAACTCAGTAACAAAGTAATTGTAGGTTTAATTGGTGGTGGCGTAATAATTCTTGAATTAATCATTAAAGTAGTAGCTCCTTCTCTTGGTTTAGGTTAAATTTTTTAACTAATTTTCAGTATTACTAAAAGGTAATATTAGATATTATGGAGGTAAGAAGAATGAATAAATCAACAATAGTAAGATTCTCAATACTAATTCTAGCTTTAATTAATCAGTTTTTAGCTAGTAAAGGTATAAGCCCAATACCAGTTGATGAGGAAACTATTTCAACGATTATCACAGCTGTTATTGGATTGTATGTAGCTTACAAAGATAATCCAACATCTAAAGAAGGTAAGCAAGCTAACGAGAAGATGAAGCAACTTAAAGCACAAAAGAAATTAAATAAATCTACTGGTAAAGCACCAGTTATGGATGAAGACAGCCTTTAGGGGTTGTCTTTTTTATTATGAAAAGGACGGTGAAAAACTGTGGCAGTGAATAAAACTAAGAAACAAGCCCATGATTACATGAGTAAACTTAAAGGTTACTGGTGGGACTTCGATGGAGCATTCGGAGCCCAGTGTTTTTGACCTAGCTAATATGTACTGGAATTATTTAACAGGTGGAAGATTAGCAGGTTACTATGCAAAGGATATACCAACATCAAATAACTTTAACGGATTGGCTACAGTCTATAAAAATACTCCAAACTTCTTACCACAAAAAGGTGATATAGTTGTATTCCACGGTGGATATGGTGGAGGAGCAGGTCACGTAGCTATCGTGTGGAGTGCTAACTTAAATACCTTTGTATCATTAGACCAAAATTGGTACGGGGGAGCTCAGAATAATCCTCCTGAAGTAGCTCAACTGATTACTCACACATATGACAATCCTATGTACTTTATCAGACCTCATTACAAAGCTACAGCTAGTAAGGTATCTAAAGCTAAAGATAAAGTATCTAAACCTAAAGCAACTAAAGCAAAAGGTAAAAAGATTCTAATCGTATCAGGTCATGGATATTCAGACCCAGGAGCAGTTGGTAATGGAACTAATGAACGTGATTTCATTCGTAAGTATATTGCTCCTAATGTTCAAAAGTATCTTAAACAAGCAGGACATACTGTAGAGTTATATGGTGGAAGTAAACAAGACCAAAACTTATATACTGATACAGCTTATGGTGAACGTGTAGGAGATACTAAGAACTATGGTATGTATTGGGTTAAGCAACAGAAGTTTGATGTAGTAGTGGAATTACATTTAGATAGTGCAGGGGCTTCAGCAAGTGGAGGACATGTAATTATCTCAGATGCATATCCTGCTGATAAGATTGATAAAGATATTAATAACATGCTTAAAGCTACTGTAGGTACAATCAGAGGTATTGACCCACGTAATGATTTACTCAATGCCAATGTATCAGGTAGATTAAACATTAACTATAGATTAGTAGAAATGGGATTCATAACTAATAAAAAAGATATGGATTACCTTAAGAAAAATTACGATGCTTTCAGTAGAGAATTAGCAGGAGCTATTAATGGTAAACCTATTGGAGGTAACTCAGCAGGTAAAACTTCTACTAAACCACAAGCTGTTAAGAAAGCTAAGCAAACAGTTTGGAATTGGAAAGGTAGATTCACAGCTAACATTACAATCAAAGTTAGAAAGTCTCCAGGACTAAATGGAAAAGTTGTAGACAGTGGTTCATGGATTTATAAGAATCAATGGGTAGATGTTGTTCAGATTAAGAAACAGGATAAATATTGGTGGGGCAAATTCAAATATCCTACTAATCCTGGTGCAGGTTATTTTTGGATGGCACTAACTCCAATTACTGATAAGCAAGAGAAGATTAAGAAAGAGAAAAAAATGTATGGCAAGATGAAATGGAAGTAATCTTTTATATGTGCAAGATAGTTCAATTCATTTGTAGTTTAGTTTAAATTGGTTAGGAAAGGGAGTAGTTGCCCTTTCCTTTTTTATTTGCCTAATTATATACATATTACACACGCTGAGAGAAGCTCTATTTTGCATTGAGAAATGATTTAACGGATAGATATTAATCTAAGTTTATTATACTAAGCAGTGATAATTTCTTAGATTCATTACCTCGTTCATTTGTGATAATTAATGTACTTTCTAATACATCTATCTTCTTTATATATCCTTGAATAGAAAAAGTATATCCATCTTTATAATATTCTATTGTGGTAAAAGAATTGTTATAGATTTTACTGTTCAATTTATCATTTAATATTTGAACTTGTTCATCTGATAGTATAGGCATGTCTATTTTATTTTGGTCTTGTATGTATTGTTCTAGTTGTTCATATTGTTCCGGGAGTGTCTTAAAGGCTTGCCACTTTACCATTCCTCTACCTTGGGGGATACGTGGATTAAGATATTCTCTAGGTATTTTACGATAGTCAGTTTCATAGCAATATGGTTCAGGAATATTAGGATTTATAACTTTCATAACAACCACCTCACTCATATTATAGAACATATGTTCGTATAAATAAACAAAAAATAACCACCCCGAAGAGTGGTAATAATTAGCATATACGTATTGAAAAATCCAGGTGTTTTATAAAAATCATACACTTTTTTTCTTGATTTGTAGTTTTAAGGGACTACATATGTTATTATTAATTTACAGAAGTCAGATGTAGATGTAGGACTTCTTTCAAACATTAGAAAAAACACCTAGCTCAACTTTGCGGGGAGAACTAGGTGCTAAAAACATAGCACATATTACCGAGCTCAGAAACTCACAATATGTATCACAATCAGCCTATTTAGTTAGGTGCTCTCGTATGTCAGTACGGGAGCTTATTTTTTTACCTTGTTACACTTATAAACAATATAAAGAGTTCCAATAATCTGCAATGCAATTGATAGGTTTATCTCAATGTTAATTGTCATGTGTTATCACCTCACAATCACAACCAAATAGCATAGCTGTAAAGTGATACACATATCGTAATAGGCTCTATGTTTTGTAGCTTAATTATACCTATTTTTAATACTTATTTAAAGGGCTTCGTTTTTGACAAAATAACGCAAGAATCAGTAAAACCTTGATATGACAATGTTTAAAAAGGAATTTTGATTACAAACTATTTTTTTTGTAATTTAATGTGTTTTCCTTTGACATTTCACAATACTATTTATATCTCCTAAAATGAATATGTAAACTTTTGTATTCACTTTTTCAATATGCACCTTTTGCATAATCAACTTCCTATAATAAGCATTATGTTGACTTTTAATAATTAAAATAGCTCTATATCAAGCCTTTGAGTAGTTTACACTCTGTGACAGCAATATACATTTATATACATTGCTTTAGGTATCAGTTTTCATAAATTTTCATATAGTGCTAAAACGTATATTTTATGTATAAAAGTAGATATAAAAAAAAGACCTCAATTTTATATTGGGGTCAATTTAATTATTTTATAATTCTTTAAATCTAGGTCCTTTTACAATTTTCATATATTCATCATCCATCATATTAGGTGGTTCATGTTTAGTAATTTGTATATACCCTTTGCTTTGTAATTCATATAAATTACTTTCATCACTATTTTCTGTTATAAAGATTTTATTTTCATTTTTATTACTTAAGACTTTTTTAACAACTTCTTTCAAATCATCCATCTCTTAACCTCCTAATTTATTTACTATTAATAGTATACACTAGTATCCACCTTGTGAAGGTGCTGATTGTAATCCATGTGGTGAATTCTTAGCTAACTCTCTCATACGTTCAATCTCAGCATCTGAAGGGTTATCCATATCAATACCTTCATTGATTACTTGGTCTCTTGCAGGATTCTCTACTTCTTGTTTAAATGTAAAATCATTTTTGTTTGGGTCTTTTGCACCTTCTACCGGGTCATAACCTTCAACACCTTCTGTAAATCTTGGGTCAGGTTTATAATTTGGGTCTCCTGGTCCAGGTCCTATTTTACCCTCATTACTTTGTTCTTCTTCAGGATGATTTTTATCGTACTCTCTAGCTTGTTCTGTAGCTATTCTATCTCTATCTTTTTGAGTAAGTCCTTCACTATCACGCTCTTCTTCTTGAGTATTATCTCCCTCAGACGTTACTTGTTCAGTTTGCTCAGTTGATTCATTATCCTTCTTAGCTGTATCTTTTTTAGATTCAGATTTCTTAGGTGCTTCCTTTTTCTTCTCTACTGATTCGGATTTTTTACTATCATCTTTTTTCTCAGCTTCATCATTTCCACATGCTCCCAATAGTAATACTCCAGTAATTGTTAACGGTAATAATAATTTTTTCATGGTTGTTTATCTCCTTATAAGTTTGCTTCTAAATAATTAATAATTGCTTGCTTAGCGTAATCATTATCAATTACACCTTTATCTAGTGAATCCTCTACAGACCTAACATACTCTACTAATTTAGAATCTTTTTTAGCTCTAGTAGATGTAGGCTTATTGGATGTTGCTTTTGTTGGTTGGTTAGCTAATATTTCATATTCATATGGTGCACTCTCAGCTTCCAATTCCTTCTGTTCATACAGTGTTAAGTTATCCCAATCTAAACCCTCAGTTAATGATTTAATAGCATCAAAATATCTTTGATTATGGTAGTTAGGTTCTACATCTTGATAGTTAGTTGCTATTTTAAAGTTTGGATGCTTTCTTTGCATTTCTCCTAACAGCTCTGTAAGTTCAGCAACATATGAATTAATTGTTTGCTGTGCTTTTAAATAACGTTCTTCACCTGGAGATAAATCAGCATGACGTTCCCTATCGTCTTCTTCCATTGTTTCATCTGTAAGTGGTTTAACATTCCCATATTTATCATAAATACTTACATCTCTAAGTTTAGTAACAATATTATCAAAGTCATATACTTCAGGTTCTTCTATTATTCTAGGCTCATTAAATGTATCTTCTTTTTCTTTAACATTTAGTAATTCAGTTTCTGTTTGTCCTATGCTATATTCATTTTTAATAAGCTGATTTATTTTTTCTACAATATCATCTTGCAATAAGTCGATAGGTTTATTTCTCATGTACTGTAAAACTACATTATCTTTTTGAGTTCTTTTCAATGATTTAAATACTTTTAATTCTTCTTTAGATAACGTTTTTTTATATGGTCCTTCTTTCCACCCAATTGAAACTGTTTCTTTAAATGTTGGCATTTTTGTATTCCCCCACTGTTTTATTTATTGTAATCTTTTTCCATCTATAATAATGTTTGCACTCTCAGGCGTAACCTCAAAACTAAGCCCTCTACGTATCTTAAAATTATAGTTCCCATCCTTTTTATAATATTTAGCATTTTCTAATTTTAATTCTACTTTTTTAGAAAGTTCACGTAGTTCCTCTATTAAGTCATCTCTTACAGTATTTAGTTTTGAAGAAGCATATTCATCACTGTAGAATTTACTAGAATCATATAATTCTTCATAATGTTGAAGTAACTCAAGAACTTCTTTTCTAGGTGTTTTCTTGCTTATTCTAAGTTCAAAAATACTATCTTTATTTATATATCTATGTGCTTCTTCTTTAATTAAATCTACATTATTTTCATATTCTTCTCTACTAATATTTAAGTTCTGCATATGTCTTTGAATTCTTTCTTCATGTTCTAATTCTCTTTGTTCAATCATTTCTTGAAGTCTTTCTTCACGTTCTAATTTTCGTAGCTCTTCTTCTCTTATTTCTTCTAACAATTCCTGATATACTTCAACATCCTTTAATAGTTCATCAACATCTGAAAGTAATTTTTCAGTGTACTCTTCTGATAAGAATGCTCTTTCTCTACATAATTGCATCCATAATACTCTAGGTTCATAACCGTCTATATACCACTCTTCAGCCGTTGGTATAAGAAACTCGACAAGTCCCTTAAAACCTCTATCTCCATTTGTCTCTTCGGTAATTAAAGCATGTAATATCAAGTGCTCTATTAAGTCACAATATACTAGATTCTCTTTATGATGATATTCATAAGGGTATTTATAATGAGCTATATATTCTTTGTTAGATATATTTTCATATTCATTTTCCATTATGTGATGACAATATAAACCTTCCTTTGTTTTTGTATATTTCCCGTATGCAATTCTCTTTATTTCCCCATTTAAAAATTTGTTGTAAGATTTCTCTTTATAGTAGTTATCTACAACTTCACCATGTTTTTCAATTAAAGATTGAACAGCATCACTATATGATAAACTTAACAACCCTTTATAATAATTATATTTTTTTTCGTATAAATCATAAGATTCCATAAAACTATTTTCTCCCAACATTGTATAATACTGTTTTTAATTGATTATTAATTTAATTTTATAACAGTTTTTTACTATAAGCTAGACCAATAAATATAAAGGTCAATAATTCCGTAAATCCATAAACCACCTACTATGCTAAATCCTATTAAACAATCCTTTTTAGTAACTTTCTCCATTTATATTACTTCCTTTCAATAATGGATATTACTTATAGTTAATAACTAGTGTTACTTATGTTAAATAGTAAAAATAATTAGGGCTAGATTCAGCCCTACATTATTCTAAATATTAATATTAAAGTCCTTAGCAAATTTTTTGATTTCTCTATCAAGCATATCTTTAGTTCTTGTGTCTGGAGTTGCTCTCATTATCTCAATTAATTTATTAAGGTGTTCCATTATAAGTGATTGATTATCCATTTTATTCACTCCTAGTTTATGTGTAGAGGGCTTACGCCCCCTCAGTTTTATTTATTTAAGTAGCTTTCAATTTGTTGTTCTTTTTTCTCAATCTCAGATTTAATTTTTTCAATTTCTGCTTGGTCTGTCGTTTCTGCTAGTTTCTTCTCAAGTCTGTTGATAGCTGATTTTTTAGTTTTAACAAATCCACTGTTTTCAGATTTGGTTTTTTCTAGTCCGTTATCTTTCAAGTTAGTAGCTAAGTTTTTTCTACCGTCAATTTTTAAACCATGTGCTGATTTTTTCATAATTAATGACCACCTTTGATTAACTTTATTTTAACACATTTGGCTGTGCTGTTTTTTAACTTGTATTAAAGATATCACATAGGTAATACCTTGTCAACATAAATAATACTAATTATTACAATAAAGTTTAATTAAGTGTTATTTATTTGTAATACTAGGTATAAACCAATTGAAATACCTACTATTAAATGATATTATTAATACATATTAAACAAAGGTATTAGGAGGGTTTACATGAAAGTAACCACTATGTCACCCCTTAAAGGTGGGACAGCTAAGACTTCTACAATTTTGAACCTTGCAGGTTTCTATGCTAAGAAAAAGAAAAGGGTACTTACTATAGGTCAAGATGCTCAAAAGAACTTAAGTAACTTCTTACAAAAAGAAGATGCCGAACATAGTAAAACTATTTATGATGTACTAGTTAACAAAGTTGATATCAAAGAAGCTATTTATAAATCAAGATTTGAAAATATAGATTACGTTGCTGATTCTAAAAGAATGGGAGAGCGTAGTGTTCATGTAGATAAACTTGCTATTAAGGAAGCTCTACAATCTGTATACAATGATTATGATGTAGTGCTAATAGATAATGCACCAGTATTAACTAGTGGGGTAGTTAGCTCTTTTATTGCAAGTGATAATGTAATTATAACTACAGAGCTTGAACGTTTCTCACTAGAGAACATCACAGATATGATTAATGAAATTGTTGAAACAAATGATAAAGCTGAAATATATGTAGTTCCTGTTAAAGCTGTAACAAATAGTAGGGTACATAGAGAAGTTAGACGTGAAATAGAAAACTTCACTAGTCAAGTTGATTACTTACATCTATCTGAATCTATACCTTTTAGTATTGAAATGACTAACCGTATCTATGATGGTGAGATACTTGTACAACATAAAGCAATATCAAAAGCTCACAGACAATTGAAAAGAGCTTTAGAGAAACTAGCTAAGGAGATTGATTAATATGGGTGTAAATTTAAATCCTAATAATGTTAAACAAAAGAAAACTGAAACTAAGCAAGAAGAACAACCAAAACAAGAAGCTGTAATTAACTCAGATAAATTAAGTGTTAAAGATAAGATTGAAGAATACTCAGATGAAAGAATGACTTCAGGGCGTATTAATGAAACTCATAAACGTTCAACTTTCTTAGTAGACCAGGACACACTAGACAAGTTACAAAACTTAGTAGACCTAATGGAAGGTACTAACGGTTTAGATAGTAAGTATCAAGATAACCTAACTACTAAACAAGCTAGAGATGCACGTTTATTAGCTAAAGGTTTTAAATCTAAAATCATTAACTACGCTTTAGATACTGTACTTGAAGAGTGGGAAAGTACTGAAGGCTTAATTCCTAATGTTGAAAAGGTAAGATACAAAACAACTGAAGGAACTTATAACAGAGCATTCAAATTTGAAGAAAATGGTGTTCTGTATTACCTTGAGCAAAACAATAGAGGTCATGAAGTTGAATATCTAGCTACTGATTCAGGAAATACTAAAGAGGAAATTAATGAACTATTTAATGAAAAAGTAGAACTAGCTGAATCTCAAGGAGGTGAAAAGTAATGTCCCAATTATCATTAGGTGCTAATGAGTGCCCTGGATGTACAGTTAATGTATTTATAAAAGAAACAACACAACCTGCTAACTCTAATCCACAAAAAGTAACTTGTCCTCTATGTGGTGTAGTAGTAGGAGAGATAGTAAACTCTAATGAAGTAGAAGCATATGTTCAAAAATTTTAATAATTATGTATGAGCCCTAGGATAAACCTAGAGCTCTTTTTTATGATGTTTGTAAGTTATCCTTAGCTGTTACTGTTCCTGATGTTGTAATTACTAGATTGCTTTCATGTAGTTTAGATAGTCCTGCAAATAAATTTTCATTATAATCAAATGATGGATAGCTAGCTTCAATCATTAATGGTTTGTGATTAGATATTTCTGCTTTAATATTATTATTAACTTTACGTAAAACCTTATGTGAAATTAATGTAATACCATTTACCCCACGTACGATTTCTTTTTTCTCTTCTGAGCTTAATCCCTTAGTGATAGTAAGTTCTAGCTCTTCATACACGTTGTAATAGTCTTGAATGATTCCATTAAGTTCTCTTTGTCTTTCCTGCGCTGTATTCCATCCAGGATAATCTGCTGATTCAATATACTCTGCCATTACTTCATATAATTCTTTACGGTCTGTGTAACTGTGACTGTGATAAACTCCATTAAATTCTTTTTCATATGCATCTGTAACTCTATCTTTAATACGTTTGAAGATTAATTTCATGTTTCTGTTGTTTAAATTAGCATCTTGTAGCATCAATTGACGTTGTGCATTATCCTCTTTAGTATTTCCTGCTTTAGGTTGGTAGATGTCTTTGAGTGTTTCAAATGTAGTTAATTGTTTCTTAGTAAGTATCTGCTCACGATTATCTAGGAACCATTGAACAAAATGATTATGATGTGATTCTGTTTGTTTGAAAATACTATTCTCATCACTGATTAAGTTAACTAACGTTGTAGCATCTTCTCCTTGTCCTACTGGAGTATCTAAGCTAGTTGCACTGTTATCTATATATTTATCTCCGCCACGTGTTTTAACCTTCTGAATGTTAGGATTAGCTATCTCATGAAACTCATGATTAATATATTCTTTGATGTAGCTAATTCTTGATTGATAAACCTCAGGATTATCTAGTAGATATTCTAATGATTCTAGTTCTTCTAATCTATACGATGCAAATAGAAAAGCTGTAGCATAAGATTGAATCATGTCCTCAGTTGTATAGAACTCTAAGCTAGTTGAATAACGTTTCTTAATTGATTTGAAGTGTGTAGCTAAGTCTTTTTGCTCACGAGTAGGGGAGTTCATTAGACCTTTCATCTTAATGATTGAACCTACTGTATTGTTTTTGTCTTGTGTATCTTTCTCGAAGTGGTGGTTAAATAAGTCGTTAATTGAATTTTTCATAGTTTAATTTATCCTTTTCTGTTTAGTTTAGTTTTTATATTGGTTTAATTATTTAGTTTCTTTAGTAGTAAATGTTCTATTTTCGATAACTTGTTTGATTGATGTTGCTGTACAGTCAAATTGTTTTGCTAATGCATTAAGGCTTATACCTTCTACAAAGAAGAGCATTCTAATTTGTTCAGCTTTCTCAAGTGTTAAACGTCTACGTTCTTTCTTTGCGTCCCATGCGTGCTTTAAATTTAAAGATTGAGTAGTGATTTCTAGGTTCTCTAGGTTATTATTCTCACGGTTTGAATCTAAATGATTAATAACTTCTTTTGGTTCACGCTTACGAATAAAGTTTTCTACTACTAGCACATGAGCTTTAACTGTTTTGTTTTTGATGTGCGTTCTTAGGTATCCTTGACCATCAGGAACTAAGCTCATCATTTTAATATTTTCAGGGTTACTTTTACTTTGAGAGTAAAGATTTCCAAATTTTGATACGTAATATATTTGTCTATCTGATTCATCAAATTGCTTTATTGCTCCTGCTTGTAACATGTCTTCTAATTGGTATAACTTAATTGTATTTTTCATAATTTTTTTATCCTCTCGTTATTGAAATTTATTTATTTTTATGATATTGTATTATTGGGGGTTAACTAAGTTTTTTATTAATAAAAGTATTTTTTATAAGTGAGCCTTTAATTGACTCACTCTTTTCCTCTTACTATTAATTTAACAAAACTCTTAGGTCGTTCATCTTTTTGTGTAAAAAGTCACTATTTTTAATAATCATTATAAAAACTATATATTTGAGGAGTTTCTTATGATAGTATTATTCAATGGATAAGTGTGTTTACTTATGGTATAATTTAGTAAGAAAGTAAAGGAAAGGGAACAAGTCCCTAAATCCTTTTATTGACTTTCATATACATTTTAATGTATTATATACTCGAATAAAAAATTAACTAACAACTTTAAGAAACTCTCATAACACTCTCGTACTGTTTACGAGGTAAATAGTTTTTTAAATTAACATCCGTAAAGTGCTCGGCAAAGCTCTTTAGGAATCTGTCTAAATCTAACTCTTGGTTATCTTTGATTGTGATGCTGTCTACATCATTCTCAGAGGTAACTATTTTTTTTGCTCTATAGATGTTTGGTTTGTATACTGATTTTCCTTCTGTCTTAAGTCTATCAATGTCCCAAACCTTACGCTCTACTACTTCTATTAAGTCTCTATCTTCTAAATCTCTTAAATACTTAGCTAAGCTTTTAGTGTTCTTAGTGGCTCCCATCTTACTCATTGTTTCATAAGTTATGAAGTAATCACCGTTTGCTTTAGCATGTCTCTTACTTTGAATTAAATGGATTAAGTAAAGCTGTTTTAAGTGTTTCTCTTTGATGTTTAGTATGTCTAATACTTCCTGCTTGTAAATCTCAACATCTCTATTTTTCTTAATCAATTTGTAATCATACTTGTAAACTACATTTACGATACGTTTTGTTTCTGATTTTATGAATTTCTCAGTTGATGATACTGTGCCATGTTCTTGTTTAGAAGTAAGCATTATGTCTATGATGTGATTAACTACATCTTCTTGCTGTGCTCCGTAATGTTCTTTTAAGTAAATGGCAAGTGCTAGTGTCATGTTGTTTCTTGTTCCTGATTGTTTAATGTGTCCGTAAGCTAAAACATCCTCTACATATTGTAGTGTGTTTTCTAAGTCAATTGTGTTTGTGTTAATTGAGCTTATAGTTTCTGTTAACTCTTCGGCTTGTTTCTCATTCAATATGATAGGCTCTAATTCTGAGAACTCTATTTCAAAGAAATCTGCGCTCATAGGTTCTATAGTTAAAATGTGTTCAAGGTCTTCAATTGGTTTGAATGTATGAGAATCAACATAGTAGCAACGTTTTCCTGTCTTACGATTAATACCTAGTGGGAGTTTTACTCCTTGTCCTGGTTGTGGTCGTAATTCAACTTGCTCTTTGCTAAATCCTGCTTTAATTCTAACGTCTTGATAAAATCTTTCTGCCATTTTGTAACTAATAACTCTATCTAAATACAGCTCGGCATGTAATCCCTTAGACCCGGATAGGCTTATATGAATGTCATTACGGCTTATGTTGTAATCATCTACTAGAACATTGACTAAGTGTCTTGCATCTCTCTCAGCGTGCTCTCTAGTATCTACATCAAAGCAAATGTATTTAGTTATCTGTGAACCTGCAAATACTCCTACAGTTTCTTTTCCTTCTAGATGTCTCTGAATGGAACCATCGTTCAAATTGTAATGAGTAACTTCTCGATAAGCACCGTTATCTTTCATTAAGATGTGATGTTTTCTGTCAGTCACCATAAGCTCATTTATTTTCTTAATAATGAGCTCCTGATTCAATTTACATGTTCCTTTCTACTTTATGCTTCTTGTTTTAATTTCATTCCTTCTGATTCTAAAAATTCAATTATTTTAGATATATTCTTATAAGTAACGTCAGTACCAATTTTGAACTGTTTTAAAGTTCCGTAACCTAAACCAATACGAGATGCTACTAGTTTTAAGTTAGGCTCCATTGCCTTATCGTGGTACCAATCGTTAAATTGTTCTCTAGCTTGCTTATTCAAAGTTTCAAGAGGTATTAAAGTCATAAAATTTTCCTCCTTGTAATAATTTTTAACCATTGGGTTATTCATTAGGTAAAAAATAAATGCTCTTCCTGAGCTGTTAATAACAGTATAGCATACTTTTGCTCTGTCACAAACTTCATTTACAATAAATATATAACTTTATACCTATAATGTGTAATAAGTAAACTTTATTTTTGTATTTCTTGTTGACTTTTAATTATTTCTGTGGATTTGTAATAAACTTTAATACTGATGAACCAAATGATTAAGCTTACTAAGTAAACTACTGATAAATTCCAACTAAATAATGTAGCTACTCCTAATGAAAACATAGCAACTATCATTAATCCAATAAAAACTGTAAATGTACTATTCACTTTGCATTATCCTTTCTATCTTTTGGTATACCTAATATAGCACTTGGATTGCTAAAATGACGTTTTTTACTAGTTTCTTTAAAATTTGTTACTTTATCCTACTAAGTAGTGTGTTTTTATGTTCATCTATTTTTGTCATAACTTCTTTTATTTTATCTGTAGCCTTCTGAATATCTTCTATAATCTTATCTGCTTTATTGAAATGTTCTTCCATTTGAATCATCCTTTTCTATTTGAATATGTATAAACACCTCTCTATTACTTATAAGGAAGTTGAATGTAAATCTTTGCTATACTATTAAAACTTTTCCCCTACACTCTATATAAGGAAGCTGGCTTGCATTTTCGAGGGTAATTTAAAAACTTTTTTACCTTCCTATTTACTATAAGGAAACTGAGTGTAAAAGTTTCGTATGTATTAAAATATATTTACTCCTTCATTACTTATAAGGAAACTGAGTTGCATTTTGAAAGTAAAGCTTGAAAATTTTTTAAACTACCCTACATTTACTTATAAGTAAGTTCAGACGGAATTGTAAAGTAACGCTCAAAACTTTTTTATAATAGGTGTCTACATTCTATATAAGGTAGCTGAGACGGAATTTCGGACATATCTATATAAAATTATTTTAATATCCTTCTAACACACCTGAGAACTCTCCTAATTTACGTTTAAATGACATCTAGCTATAAAGTAATGTTATTTATCTACTATAGAAAGAATGAGCTTAAAATGGCTTATATGAGCTCCTAGAGGTGTCTGTAATTATCTCACAAATATTTAGCTTCTGATTATTCAACATTGTTAATTATAATTATATATTTAAAATAGTAATTAATAATAAGTAATAAATAGTATATATAACTATATATGAGAGGAGCTTATTTTTTAAATACGTAACTTTTCTTCTGTAAGTACTGATATTAAAGTAATCTATCAGATATCTATTATATATTTATT